TGCCACTTATCCTGTTGACATATTAGTTCATATGGACTATAATAAACTCAACAAATCAATACAGCACAGCCAACTAGGCAGGAGGAAATATGATATGAAAAGAGGAATGATCTTAAACGGACGTCATAGAGTATATGTTGGAAAAGAGATCATGACAATTGAAACAAGTTGGGGCTACCCATACACACTTTATAAGGAGTATAATGGAACAAGATACTTTGCTGATGCTTCTGAAGGGTTTGACGAAGTTGAGGAAATCAATGCATCAAGTGATAATGAAGCTATTGAGATATTCAGTGATATCATGATTTTAAAGGAGGAACAGTAAATGAAATCAAAATACACAAAAATCAAATATACAAATAGTGGGATAAAAGCCCCGCTAGTAACTCTTATGAAATCCAACAACGATCTTGACAGATCGGATATGATAGAACTGAGATATCCGGAGTTAATCATAACTATAAATAGAGTTGCAAGAAAGACTATGTACAATCGTGCAAAGTCTCAAATAAACATTGAAGCAGATCATTTTATTGCATCATTTCATGTTTATGATACTATTAATGATGCAAGGGTTGTGTGTGAAAACCTTTACTTAATCATTAAAAAGCCGGAATTGGATTTCCGCATAACGACCAGGGATTACGATAGCATTTATGAGTATATGAAAGGAGTTTTGTACAATGCCAAGGAATCCTAAAATCCCAACCACTTCAAGTGGACTTAACGTAAACCCGAACATGCTGACTACCGCTGAGGCTTTACAACTCCGCAGACAGCTTGCTAAACGTCTGAATCAGCGGATGCGCAGATTAAAGGCAAAAGGATTTGATTCAGAAGTTGGCGGAGCATATGCAGATTATCAAGATCTGCTTGCAAGATTTTTTCCAGGACGATCAACCATCCCGGAAAACTTGCAAAATGAAAATTATAAAGGCTTGCCTAGAACACAAGTCAAAGCGATACAAAAAGTGCTGAAAGAAAAAAGCAGCACTGTGCAGGGTTGGAGAGAGATCATAGATCAACGTCAAAAGACCCTAAGCACTGAATACGGAATCAATTTTAGCTCAAAAGAGGAAATGAAGCTGTTTTTTAAATCTGAGGTATGGAAGTGGATGCAGAAATTTTATGACAGTAAACAGACAATGCGAATCATCACTCATAAACTGGATGATTCTACCGTTTCTGAGATCATAAAAGATTTAGAGAAGTTCAGAGAGCGAACAGATCCGGACATGGCTGATACGATTGCAAAACAACTTGGTTTCTCCGGAGAGGCGGAGGCTTTAAAATACAGACCATAGCAGGGGGGGCAAAATAATGGTAGTCGCAGGTTATCCGGTTATTTATTTTAAAAACTATGATTATATGCGGTTATTCAATGGTGATTTTATCCGGAGATCCAACGCAGGCCATTACCTTGGTGTGTATGAAAAAATAATAACAGTAGACACGGAAACCTTTGTCTATCTTAACAAAAGCATTGGCTTTGTTACAGACTGGACCATCACCATAGAGAATGACTGCTGCATTTATGGTAATCATGTTTCTGACCTAATAGACACGATAGACAGAATATGCATAACTTTACATGCTGATGACAGCCACCTTGTAAGATTTTATGTGCACAATTTCCCTTATGACTATGTTTTTCTCCGTAATCATTTTTTCCAGAAATGGGGGAATCCGGACAAGTCATTAGCTGCTAAAACACATAAGTACATCTTTATGAAATGGACAGGACAAGGGATTGAGTTCCGGGACAGTCTTATCTTGACACAGCGGTCATTAGAAAAGCTTTGTAAAGACATGGGAACCACTGAGAAAGCTGTCGGAACATGGGACTATAAGAAGTTTCGAACACCAGCTAGTCCACGTACAGCAAAAGAAATAGCATATGTCTGTACGGATACGATAAGCTTATGCAATGCCCTACGCAAATACATAGATCAGCGAGGATTTAACGTGGCAACCTGTCCACTGACAAACACAGGCTTTATCCGGACTAATGCCCGCAGGAGATCAAGAAAAGATAAGAAATGGCGCAAGAAATTTGAGCAAATGGCATTAACACTTGAACAGTATGACCAAATGCTTGACTGCTATCATGGGGGGTATGTCCATGCAAATAGGTACTATGTTAATCAATTGATAAAAGAACCTGTTGAGTGCTATGACTTTGCAAGCTCATATATCGCTTGGATGTGCTATTGCAAGTTTCCAATGACGAACTTTTGTTATACTAATACTATAACATTAAAGGACATTATGGAACTGAAAGAAGATTATGCTTTTTCCGGCTATATAAGATTAAAGAATCTGAGGTTGAAAAAAGAATGTCCTATGCCCCCGCTGGCTTTTTCAAAAGCAAAAGTTTGTGTTTTTCCGGAAGCAAAAAGCAAAAAAGAACAGTTTCATGAAAATCTGGATAATGGAAAGATCGTTAATGCTGATCTTGTCATATATCCCTTTACGGATCCGGATTTAGAAGTCATTCTGTCAAGTTATGATTATGAATGGGCAGACGTCTCAAAAGTCATGAGAGCGACAAAGGACTACTTGCCAGAGTGGTTCACAGGCTATTTAATGGAATTGTTTTTTAAAAAATGTACCCTTAAAGGCTTGGATGAAGCGAACTATATGATCTCAAAGGGGGAACTTAATGGAATGTATGGTATGACAGTACAACGGATCATTCAGATCTTATGTACAGAGCTTATGGAATCCGGAGAGTGGGAGGCAAAAGAACCAGAGGACAGGGAAAAAGAACTTGAAAAGTTTTACCGGAATAAAAACAGCTTCATGCCCTACCAGTGGGGAGTTTTTATCACAGCCTATGCACAGGCTTATCTTTTTCGGTTGGGAGCCTGCTGCCGGAAATGGCTATACTCTGATACGGATTCTGTCAAAGGTACAGACTGGGATCATGATAAACTGGATGCATTTAATCAGTCCATAGTTGAAATGTCACAAAAAAGAAACATCGGAGTAGTTGAGTATAAGGGCAAAACATTCCGTCTGGGTATCGCTGAGTTTGACGGAATCTACAGTGAGTTTATAACGATGGGTAGTAAGCGTTATTGCTACCGCTTAAAAAAAGATGCATCCTTGCATCTGACGGTTGCAGGAGTACCAAAAGAGGGAATCTATTGTCTTGATGATGACATAACGAATTTTCGAAAGGGCTTTATATTTAAGAATGATCTTACATTCCGCAGGAACTACCGCAGGGAGAATGATTGGAGAGATCCACACTGGAAAATGAAAACGGAGTATCTTTTTCATGACGGGATTAATGAACTGACCATTGACGGATGCAGGATTGAGTATGGTTGTGCTATCCGGTTAACTGATACAGAATATGAATTAGATCATACGATTCCGTATGATAAAGAAACAGGATTACCGCTACCGTTTGAAATGGAAGATACTGTATATGAATAGAATTGTTATAAAATTGTAATAGTTTTGTAACATAAATAAATTAAACTGTATAAAGGAGGTGTAACATATGAAAAAATTCTGGAAAGAAAACAAAGAAGATTTGAGTACATTGTTTTGGACTTGCGTCACTTTTGCTTGCATGTTTGTAAGCTGTCAAGTCTGGATGCTGTTAGGTGATTAAGGAGGTGAAGAACCATGATTGACATGTCAGAGATTTATGAAACACTGAGAACCAGTAGTTTACGGAGAGTAACCTATGAGGATGATGAAATCAGTATCGTAGCTTACAAAGTAGGAAAAATCATTAGAATTGATGTGAGGGAGGTGCAAAGATGACAGCAATTTATGAATTATATGATGCATTACTTACTATAAAAGATTATTGTGCGTCAAAAGACAATACATGCGAGGGTTGCCCACTCATTGATAGTGATGATTGCTGTATTTTTATAAAAGAGACAGCACCATCAAATTGGGAACTGGTTGAACCAACAAGAAGATTATGTAAATAAAAGGAGAAAAAATCATGTTAAAATCAAATGTAAAAATCACTTGCAAAGCATATAACGGTAACTCAAAAACAAAAGCTTTTATTGATTTTGAACTTGATGACACACTTGTAATTAAAGGACTTACACTGGTTGAGGGAAAAGAGGGTCTTTTCCTGTCATTTCCATCCACAAAAGGGAAAGATGGAAAATATTACAAGTCTGTTTACTCACTTGATAAAGAGTGGGTGAAGCTTTTGCAGGATGCATGTGTGAAAAAGTACAATGACTGTAATCAGAGTTCGCAGCCTGCAACCTCTGGGGGTGGATTTCAGTAATGAATATCTACGATAAAAATGGGTGGCTGGATGTTCCAAGGGTTGTCCAGCTTGCTGATAAAAATAAAATTAACTTTATCTTTATCATTGGAGCAAGACGAACCGGAAAAACATATGGAATATTTCAGCACTTTATCAATGATGTTTTTTCAAAAAATGAGAAAATCATTTATATGCGCCGGACAAAAGAACAGCTGGCAAAAGTGTTTCTTCCGGAATTTGATCCCTGGCTGGACATAAACAAAGATATGAATAAATTTTTCCATTTTGAAAAACCCAGAGGTGAATACGGTCGTATTAAGATTGTGGAGCAGACAGAGGAAGAGGAGGTTTATAGAGGTGAGGCTTTTTGTCTCACATCAATGCATAATAATAGAGGTTTCTCAGGGTCTGATTTTTCAGAGGGTATTTATGATGAATTTATCCCGGAGAAGATTGCTAAGGCAATCAGTGGGGAAGATGATGCTTTTTTGAATGCTGTTGAAACAATCTCATCAAACAGAGAGTTGCAAGGGAAGAAACCATTCCGCTGGTGGCTGGCTTCCAATTCCAATACACTGGATAATCCGATTGTACAAGCTTTTGGTTTACTTCCAATCCTGGAGCGAATGAAAAAGAATAAGCAGGAGTTTTCCATGCTCAAAGAGAGAGGAATCATCTTGGTTCTGATAAATGATTCCCCAATTTCAGAAAAGAAAAAAGATACTGCTTTGTATCGGGCTTTATCGGGTGATACAGACTTTGCAAAGATGGCTTTATCAAATGAATTTGCGTATGATGACGTGTCGGCTATAAAATCAGAGGACATACGGCAATACAAGCTAATTTGTGTGATCGGAAAAATAGCCATTTATGAGCACAAATCGAAAGCACACTTGTATGTGTCAGATCATGTTTCTGGGTCTTGTAAAGATGTGTTTGAGGACACCCAACATGGAAAAGACCAATTCACATGTTTTTACAGTTGGATTGATAGCTATCGTCTGACAAATAGGATAAGTTATCAGAATATTTCAGTAAAATTTTATATTGACAAATTATTCAAATAAACTTATATTTTAATTAGGTCAACGTGGCTACATCGACCGCCGGAAGCGGATGCCATGGGATGATTACCCGGAAGCGTTGACCTATTTAATTAACTTCCGGCAGAAATGGAGATAAAAATGAAAGTAGATCAGATTTTAGAACTTGGAAAACTTGGATTTACAAAAAATGAGATCATGGGGATTCTGAATGCTCAGAGCATGTCCGGACTTGGACAGATTCCAACTCCGGAACAGGGTACTCCGCAGCAGACTACTCCGGTACAGATTCCAACTCCGGGACAGGATGCAACCAATACAGCATTACTGACAGCAATCAATACTCTGACTGCTACGCTTCAGGCTGGCAACCTGTCAGCATCCGGGAAAACCGGAACAACACAGCGCACTTCTGACAACGTAGCAGAAGATCTTATGAAGCTTATGAATTAAGGAGGTAAATAAAATGCCAAACAGTTTAGTAGTCCAGGATGCCTATTTAATCATCAATGATTTATACAAGATGGCTACCGGACGTGAAAACATCAAAGCAGTGGACACAAGTTCATTTGTGTCGGTTGGTGAAACCATGTTGCGGACAGGAGTAGAACCAACACTGAAAGCACTCAGTCAGTGGTGCGGAAGAACCTACTTTGAAATGGAAAAATACAGATCCGGAGTGTTCCGGTCAATTATTGAGAATAATGAACGCTGGGGAGCTATCAAACGTGAAATTATTTCTTTGCCACTGGATGCAGAAGCCTCCCAGGATTGGAACACTGATTTAAATGAAAATCAGCTTGCGGATGGTCAGTCGGTTGACATGTATAAGATCAATGCCCCAAAAGTAGTGGAGTTGAAATTCTACGGCAGCAAAGTCTTACAGTCACATATCACACGGTTTCGGGATCAGCTGGCATTAGCTTTTTCCAACGAAGCAGAGTTTCTTATGTTTGTAAGTAGCTATATGACTGCTTACTATAATGATATTGAATCCAGAAATGAAGCAAAACGCAGACTGACGGTGCTCAACTTTATGGCAGGAATTTCCTCTATTGGAACAAATGAGGTGGATCTTGTAAAAGAGTATAACACAGACTATGGTACAGAGCTTACAAGAAAGCAGCTTTTAAGTCCGGAACATCACAGAGATTTCATGGCTTTTGTAGTTGCAAGAATTAAGAAAGATTCGAAGAAGATGCAGGATCGAACCACAAAGTATCATATGAATCTGACTGGAAAAGATATCCTGCGCTTTACACGTCCGGAGAACCAGAAACTGCTTATGTACACGGATTTCTGGATTGATTCTGAAACACAGGTATTCCCAACAGTATTTTCTGATGAACAGCTTAAAATTGCTGACAAAGAGCTTGTAAACGGCTGGCAGGAGTTCGACAGCCCTGCTATCAACATCAAGCCAAACATCATTGATGCTGACGGAGTTTCCAAAACAGCTACGACAGCGGTAAGTCTTCCTTATGTGCTTGGTCTTTTATATGACCGCAGGGCTATGGGAGTAAATAATCAGTGGATGTACTCAGCATCTACACCATTCAATGCAGCCGGTGGCTATTACAATATCTTTGACCACTACCGCTTTAATGCTTGGAACAATTTTACACACAATGCAATCCTTTACGTACTGGGGGAGGGGGCTAAAAAATGATTCAATTTTTGTACGTGGTGGCTCAACTGTAACTAGAATAAATTTGAATGGTGAGGAAGCTGTTAGAAGATTGATATGCTACTCAGGTAATCCTTCATCTTCAAATTTGTTATATAAAAGTGAAATTATCGCTACGTTTAACGTTAATAATAACATTAATATTGAGTTTGAAAGCTATTATGGTTTTCCCAAAAATTTCTGATTTTTCAGTGGATGTTGATCCTAACGCTTATGCTTCAATATTAGTTGATATATTGCCATGCAGTGACGTGACAGATGATTATATAACTAAAAGGAAGGGTATATAACAATGACAGAAACAATTTTGACAGTTTTAGGAAACTATGCATTTCCTATCGTTTGTTGTATCGGTATGGCATACTTTGTAAAATACATGTACGACCAGACCAATGCACGAGTTGACAAACTCAATGAAGAACACAAAAACGAAGTTGACACACTTTCCGAAGTGATCAAAAACAATACGATCGCCTTAGAAAAGATGAATACGTTAATTGAACAGATTGGAAAGTAGGTGCTATATGACAGCAAATGAACTTGTAGCATATGCTACTAATTTAATTGGTACTCCTTATGTGTGGGGTGGTAACACCCCAGCACAGGGACTTGACTGTTCCGGATTACTCTACTATATCCAGAAAAAAGCAGGATCAGAGGTTGAAGATATGACTGCTTCTGGTTATTCGATGATTGGAAAAAAGATTGATATTGGGCAGAAAAAACCGGGTGATTTTCTCTTTTTTGGTAGACCAGTGACCCATTGTGCTATTTATGTTGGAAATGGATATATGATCGAAAGCCGAGGAGGACGAAAAAACACTGCTGACAATCCGGGTATGGGAGTAGTAAAAAGCCTTGTAAGTCGTAGATCTGACTTATCCTGCATCCGCAGGGTATGGACAGAATATAATGAAGCACTAACCTATTCGATTGGAAAAACTTATACAACCAGAGTTGACCATTTACATGTTCGTTTTTCTGTCTGGGGACAGATCAAAGAGTATGCACAGCTGACAAGGGATGGCATGAAACATGCTTATTCCGATGGGTGTCTGAAAAAAGGAACCACAGTCACTGTAAAGGATGTCAAAAAGGATGAAGCCGGAGAAACGTGGGTACGTATTCCATCCGGTTGGATTTGTGCCATTACTTCAAAAGGCGAGGTTTACTTATCATGACAGAGATTATCTTATACCATTTTTCAAAAAGAAAAAACAGTACCAAAAGACCAACGGGACAGGGCACTACTGTGCCCTGTCTTTTAAAATCAAATACAAATTTTCAGAATCCAGTATTTAAGTTAAAGCTAACATTGGACAGTGCATTGCAATACAACTATGTGAAATGGGCTGACCATTACTATTTTATCAATTCGACAGTTTCACTGAATAATGACATGGTTGAGATCTCAGCGAGTGAGGATGTGCTGGCAACCTACCGGACAGAGATCAGCAACTATACATGCTTTATCGAGCGATCTGGTAAGCAGACTACGCTTGCCAATGATAGCATGTATATACCAACAAATGATTGGGTAAGTCAATCTACGATTGTTGGACAGCCAATAAATACGTTTGTGAATGGGTATGCACCAAACTATTTACTGCGCACTGTATCAGTTGAGGGAGTAAACACCTATTATATAAGAGGTAAGCAATTAGAAGAGTTATGCTCATTTATGTACACCTATGGTTCTATTCCGGATGTAATGGAAACAGCATTGACACGTTTACTTTTCAATCCATTTCAGTATATTCTTGATTTAAAATGGTTACCTTTTAGAGTTGATAAGTTCCTAAACATATTAGATACAGTACAGCTTGGCTACTGGGACAGCAATGCAAATGCCTATCTGATAAATGATGCGTCTTGTACTTTTTCCTACGATGTAAGTCTTGGTAATCCCTTATATGCTGATACAGATTTTAGATTTTACAATGCATCTTTTTCAAAGTATAGCGTAAAGCTTCCATTTGTGGGGGTTATTCCTATCAATCCAGCAAAAACCCATAAGGGGCAGTTAAAAGCCACTTATAACTTTGATGCTGTATCCGGCATGGCTGATGTTTGGCTGACATCCGGATCTGATGAATATGCACACTTTCAATGCCAGCTTGCCGTTCCGGTGCAAATTGGGTATGCTACGACAAACATTAGTCAGCTTACTACCAGCTTGATAGACGTAGGAACAAGCCTTGCTTCCGGTAACCCAATAGGGGCTATCACAAATACGTTGGGGGCATTTCAGAGCGTGACTTCTCCGGAGCCTAACATGGTTGGTAGTGTTGGCAACATTAGCTCAATACTAAATAACATGGAAGCGAACAGCATTTGCTATGCCTGCACAAGCATAGATCCAGATGGGGCAAGTGAGGGTTTTGTAGATGGCACTGTACGCACTATATCTGGACTGAGTGGGTTTGTAAAGTGCCGGAATGCATCTATCCAGATTGCAGGATTTGAGGGGGATCAAGAACAGGTAAACAGCTACCTAAATAACGGGTTTTACTTTGAATAGAAAGAGGTGATAAACATGTGGACACCGGTTAATTTCGATAAAATCAACATTTGCACAAATTACTTCCAGCCATCCGGAATAAAAGTAGATAGCTTATACACAGATACGTTTGATCGGATGCTTTATGAGCGTGTTTGTTCTATTTTGGACATTACCTATAATGGAACTATTGACATTGATTATTTCAAATATTGCTTGCTTTTCGGGGGGTATATTTGCATCACAAAGACAGACCTTTATGGACTGATTGCACAGTATCCAATGCTGACAGGCTACAATATTTATTTCAAACCAACCACAGCTACTATACACACGTATGCAAGCAACGCAGAGATTGACATGGAGGACATGGAGATCGGAAAAGACTGTTCAGTCATCTATCTCAGACCTACTTTTTGTGGGATTGGAGATATCATTGGTTTTTACAGCTATAAGCTGGCACTGGTAGCAAGTGCTTTTGACATGAACGTGTTCAACTCAAAATTAGCTTTTATGATAGCTGCGAAAAATAAAGCTGCAGCTCAGACCTTGAAAAAAATCTATGACAGTATTCAATCCGGTAATCCGGTTGAAGCTTTTGATGTATCAATAAAAAGCGAGGACAGACAAGGGATCAAACAAGATGCCTGGGAGAGTTTTAATAAAGATCTCAAGCAAAACTTCATTGCACCGGAACTGATTGAGGTATTTGAGAAACTTCTGGATCAGTTCGACACAGAGGTTGGTATTCCATCTGTCGGATCTGATAAAAAAGAACGTCTGAATGTACTTGAAACAAGCAAAAATGATGCAGAATCCGTAACACGGCTCACTACTTGGCTTGAGACAATGCAAGCAGGGGTTGATATGACAAATAGGTTATATCCAGAAATGAAACTGTCAATCAAGATCAGAAGCTATGAAACTGCGGAGGTGAAAACATATGGGACTTTATAGAGTAACGATAGCAGGGCTTTATGAATGGAACGAAACTTTGTTTGATAAAATGGAGTTTCCGGAATCAGCTGATAGACAGAATTTTATTGATAGCTTGCTTTTGTCCTATGGGGATTGTGAGCCAGTTTATCCAGACTGGGATTTCATGTATAACAATGCTATTCCTGCATGGAGTAGGAAATGGAAAAATAGCATTGACAAGGTTTATAATGTGTTAGAATTAACTAATTATGAACCAATTGAAAACTATGATCGTCATGAAGAATGGACAGATAGCCCGGATATGACACGAACAAATCAGACTTCCGGTCAAGATGTAAATAGAGCAGAAGCAGGACAGGGAACCACTACTACTAACTCTGGGGCAGATACAGCTACCAATGAAGTCAGTGCTTTTAATGATGCAAATTACAGCCCAAATGAAAAAACAACGACAGAATACGGGGGCAGCACAAAAGTACAAAGTTCCGGTGAAAACAAAAATACGTTTGAATACGGAAAAGAAGAAACAAGCAGAGAGACAGGACAGAATAAGCATTCCGGACGTATTCATGGCAATATTGGTGTGACTACGTCTCAGCAAATGATCCAGTCAGAACTTGAGTTACGGAAACAAAGCTTTATTGATTATTGCACTGGACTTTTTGCACAGGATTTGCTTTTATTAACTTATTAAGGAGGGATAAATTATGCTTTTCAGATATCCGCACAGTGGATCACAAGATATGAATTTAGACTGGTTGCTTAAAGTTGGAAAACAGGCAGACGAAGATCATGAAGAATGGACGCATATAAAAGACACAGCACATACCATGATTGATGATGCTATTCAAAAATCACTTGATGATGGAGAGATCGGAAAAGTAGTAAATGATGCTACTACAAAAGTAATCAACGAACAGATTGAACCATTAAAAGGGCAGGTTGGAACAAATACAGCTGAAATTACAAACTTACAAAAAAGAGATGGACTTTTTGATTACTCTGGAAAAACCATCATCATTGGAGACAGCTATACGGTTGGTTATACTCCTGATGGTAATGTGCAGCCATGGACTACAAACTTTATCAAGTATACCGGACTTAAGGACGTCACAATCTCCGCAAATGGGGGGGCTTCTTTCTCAACAGCTGATAATTCATTCCTTATGCTTTTAAATGCTGTACCTGCTTCTAATGAGGTCAAACAGATACTTGTTGTAGGTGGATTTAATGAGTACGGAAGCTACTCAGAAATTGAAAATGCAATCAATGCTTTTATGGGAGTAGCAGAAGCGAGATTTCCAAATGCAAAAGTATTTTCCGCTATGGTAGCATGGTCAGTTGACCGGACGGACGATCCGAACGTGCAAAACAGATTAAAGATTGCAAAGTCTGTTTATAACACCCAGAGGAAGAATTGGCGATACCTGGCAGGGTCAGACTACATTCTCCATGCTGATGGGTTTCTTGGTTCTGACGGCTTTCATCCAAACACAACCGGACAGGAACGGCTTGCTACTTATCTTTCTACAGCTGTAGAAACAGGAGCATGTAGTCCATCATTTTACGAAGTTAGTGCAAGCTTTGAAGCTGGTGACTTTACAGCAACTCTGGGATCAAGCTGGGCTTTTGTAAGCTCATATAATGAGAATACAAGCACTTTAATCTGGGGTAACTATGTTTGTTTTCCAAACAGCGGAACACTTGTCTGTGACGGCACTGAATACCGTTTAGGGCGCATCTATTCGACTTCCTTTATCGGAGATCATAACGGCTATACATGCTACCCAACCACTGTGATCGTTAAGTCCATCAGTGACTTTTTTCACATTCCTGCACAGCTTAACTTCCGAGGTCGACATATCTATTTGAGTTTGTATGATATTTCTGATGATAAGCACTACTACCGGACTTTGACAGAAGTTACACAGGTACAGATTCATAGAGGATCAATTACCATGTAAATATAAAATATGATAGCCCAGCAACCGCTGGGCTATTTTTATGCATCTATCAAAAAGTTTCTGAGCAACTTTATTACTCCCCAGTTTGTAGATAGATGATATATTTCCGGATCTTTAAATAAGTGATAATAAGCTACACACCAGTATTTAGACTTTGTCAAGGATATTTCAACATAGTCTAAGTAACAAAGGTAGTACACGCATAAATAATCACCATTTTCGGATAATTCACAAGTATAGCCTTGCTTCTCAAGATCACAAGTGAGTTGTTTGAGGTTCATAACCTCTTTATTATAGTATTGATTGTATTTCATAGTTTCACCTCCTGCCTAGTTGGCTGTGCTGTATTGATTTGTTGAGTTTATTA